AGAAAGGAACAGAATATGGTTACTGAAAATACTTTAATTAAATTTGGATTAACTAAGGACGATAATAATTTGAAGTTAAGAGAAGTGTTTAAAGATAAAACTGTATTGAAAGAAATACATATAGATATTTATCCAGACAATCCTCTTATTACTTCCCCAGAGCCGTTCATGCTTCTGTCAAGAACAATTCAAACAAAGATGATAGTTAATAACGATAATGAAAGGCTTGTTCTTGAAAAGTCTGATACATATTTTATAAATATATTGTTTTCAAAAATAAAAGAATGTTATTATAAAGTTACTGATTGTTATTCTGAATTTATCTTAAATATTCAGAATATATGGTATAGAATAACTGTTTTAAACTAAAAAAATTATAAGAAAAGGTGAAATATATGCAAGCAAAATTAACATTTGCTTTGTGTGTAATAGCTATTTTTATAAATATAATAATTGTTTTTGGATACATATACTTAGAGCTAGAAGACAAACGACAAATAACTAATATAGAAAAAGTAAAACATAAAAGCGCAATAAAAAATAAACCTAAAAAGATAGAGATAGAGACCGACAAGGAGAGTGATACTGATAAGGCTGTTGAGCCTGTCAGTTTAGGAGAATTTAAATTAACAGCTTATTGTTCGTGTGAAATTTGCTGCGGAGTATGGGCTAATAATAGACCGAATGGTATAGTATACGGTGCTATTGGAGAAGAATTAAAAGAAGGTTATAGCATAGCAGTAGACCCAGAGGTTATCCCATATAGAACAGAGGTTATTATAGATGGGAAAACGTATAAAGCACAGGATTGCGGTGGAGCGATTAAAGGAAATCGAATTGATGTGTACTTTGAAGACCATGATGATGCCTTAGAATTTGGGGTTAAGCACACAGAAGTTTTTGTAAAAATGTAAAAATATGTCTTGACAAATGTTAACTATTTTAGTATAATATGTTTAGTAACAGATAATGTTATATAAATAAAAAAGAAAGGTAATGAAAATGAATACAGTATTAAGATTTGATAAGGTGACTTTGACTAAGGAACTGAATGACAAATTTAAGCAAGTGGGCGATACATTTGAAATTGCAAATATTTTAGATGATGCTTTTGTTTTGAGAAGTGAACAGACAAAAGTTGCCGTTGGTGTCGTAAAGTTTGATGATTTTGAAAAGCATTTTGTTAAGGAAGATGAATTTAAGGGATGGACGAAGTGGTGTCCGCTCGTAGGATTTAATGGTCAGAGTGATGCATTTTACAGAACAAATAAAAAGAAAGTACAAGTAAAATTCTTAACTGATAAGGTTAGAGCAGAATGTTGCTGTTCTAAAGATGATGACTTTAATTTAAGTTTTGGCATTCAGCTTGCTTATCTCAGATGTTTGAACAAGGCTTTAACTAGACAGAAAGTTGAGCTAGAAGAAAAGTTGAATGTAGCCGAACATGAAATTGCAGAGAACCTGACTATCATGAAAAAGATGGTAAATTCACTGAGTTAAAAGAGGTTAAAATGGAATTTGTATATCTCGATAATGCCGCAACTACAAAGCCAGATTCAAGAGTAATCGACGCTATGATACCATATCTGACTACAAAGTGGTATAATCCTTCGTCTTTGTATGGTAAGTCTACAGAAATTAAGAAAGACATTGAAAATGCAAGAGATATTGTCGGAGATTTCATCGGTGCAAGCGGTAAAGAAATTTATTTTACTTCTGGTGGAAGTGAAGCAAACTGCTGGGCAATTCAAGGGTTTGTAAATGAATGTCTTCGTAATAAGAAGAAGCCGTGTATTATCACATCTGAAATTGAACATAAATCTATTTTGGAATGTGTTCGTAATTCTATTGCTAAAACTATCTTTGTTGGTGTTGACAATGAAGGTTTTATTGATATGGAAAAGTTGAAATATTGGCTGTCGGTAGCAAAACAAACAGGACATGAAACTCTTGTATCTATTCAAGCAGCGAATAATGAAATTGGAACAATTCAATGTATTGGAGACATTTCTGAACTTGCACACGAGTACGGAGCTTTATTTCATACGGATGCAGTACAGGCTCTAGGACAGTTACATATTAACGTTAAAGATTTGGATGTAGATATACTTAGTGCAAGTGGACACAAAATTGGCGCTCCTAAAGGAATTGGTTTTCTTTATGTAAAAAATGGTGTTAAGATTCAGCCTCTTGTTTATGGAAGTCAGATGGATTATATGCGTGGTGGTACTGAGAATGTTCCTTATATTATTGGCATGGCAAGAGCAGTTCAGTTAATTCAGAGTGACGATGAATATCAGTTGAGAACTATTGTTTCAAGAGGTTATTTCACTAAAAAATTGAAAGCACTTGGATGTAAAGTGAATGGCTCTTTAAATGAAAGACTGCCTAATAATATTAGCATTGTTTTGCCAGATGGTGTAACTGGTGAAGCAGTTTTATACATGTTAGATATGAGTACAATTATGGTGTCAACTGGTAGTGCATGTAACTCTCATAGCATTGAACCGTCTTACGTTCTTAAGGCAATCGGTTTAACAAATGAAGAGGCTGCAAGAACTATTCGTATTACACTTCCACATAATATTACATTTGAAGAGATTGACTATGCGATTGAAGAAATCGAAAAGGCAATTATGATTATAAAGTGATAAAGAGGTGAATCAAATGAGTTACCGTGTCTATGACAAGAAAAAGAAGAAATTCGTTATTGACAATGTTTATCTAACACCAGATGGTGAACTGGTAGAATCTAAGAAGTCTTTATTTGGCAACAAAATGACGTTTGTAGATGGGAATAGATTTGTCTATCAGCGATATATTGGTCTTGAAGACAAAAACAATGTACCAATTTATATTGGTGATACTCTTGAAGCTGTTGTAGCAGAAGATAGAATTGTAAAGGGTGTAGTGACCTTTGCAGAGGAGCTGTCTGCCTATATTATTCTTTGTTTTGACCCAGATGAATTCTTCACACTTGGCACTGATGTTGTACAGTTTATCTCAGTGGTTGGCAACGTATTCGACGAAGATAAAAAGAGGAAGTAATTATGGTGTCAAATCATTACAAGAAACAAAGATATAAACGAGAGAAATTTATTAATAAGTATTGTAATGGAGATGGCAAAATTATTGATGAATTCGTAATAGATAAAGGGCATAAGAATGGATTAGAGCGTCATTGTGTCACTGATACTGGTATGATTATTATATACAATGCTCACAGCGGTGTTCTGGTTTCAAAGCTTATAGCTAGACCAAATCAAATTAAAAGATATTATTATGGAACAGATAAAAGGCCGCCTCCGTCTCTTTTGAGATTGGCAGAATGGCATGAAAGTTTGAAGTATAATAGATAAATTGAGCGTTAAAATAGATATTTTAAGAGGTGGTGAAAAATATGGAAGTTGTAAAAATCTATTTGGCAGGAGCTATGGCAGGACTCAGTTTTGAAGAGATGTCAAAATGGCGCAATCAAATTATGAATGCAATTAAGTTTGGAGACTATGAATATAACAAGAGCGTTGACTTTTTTAACCCAACAGCATTCTATAATTTTGATGAAAAGAATTATAAGTCAGAAAGAGAAGTACGAGATTTTGACTTGTATAATCTGAGGAAGTCTGATTTGATTATTGTAAACCTTGATAAACAGAACAGTATTGGTACGGCTCAAGAACTGGCAATTGCCTATGAGATGAAAATTCCCGTGATTGCATTTGGTGTTAAGGAAGAACTGCATCCTTGGATTGAGTGTTGCTGTAGCAGGATTTGCAATAACATGAGAGAGCTTGTTGAATATGTATGTGAATATTATTTGAATTAGACAAATTAAACAAAAATCAAGATGTAAATTTGTATAATATTACGGATTGAAAAGTAATAGAATGTTTTGTATAATATTTTCGTAATCTAATTGATAAGGTTATAAGATTAAAAAATGAAAGGAAATAAAATTTATGGCTGAAAAAATTACTCGTAGTGATTGGGTAAGTAATTTTACCCTAGTTGGCGTTCCGAAGGTTAACGATTATACCTTCAAGATTAATGAGAAGAGCGAAAAGTCAAATTGGGTGTATAATGCACTGAATCTTGGCATTGATTGTGGTGAGAAGCATGGCGTTGTGTACGCTGAATGTATGGGCGGCTATAGTGAAGAGAACGAGAATCGTATTTACGCTCACGGCAAGAAGGATGACGGCTCTGATGATTTTGATTCTCAGATTGTTGTGCCTTGGGAGGATAGACTTAAAGAAGAAGTTCTTGAAGAGATTGGTGATTTGAGCTTTATCACTGTTGGACTCGTCAAGACTGATAAGGGTAAGACCTTTTATAACAAGTTTTTGTCTGCATATGATGCCATTGCTTATGTCAAGGAGCATTTGAGCGAGGATATGGTTGTAAATGTAAAGGGCAATCTGAAGTATTCTTCCTACAATGACACTATTCAGGTTCGTAAGAATATCACTAGTATTGTACTTTCTAGTGTCGATGACCCCTCTAAGTATAAGGCAACTTTCACTCAGTCCATTCTGATTGACAAGGACTCTGCAAGTTTGAAGAAGGATAACATTGATATGGATAAGGGTGTTATGTATGTCAATGCAAGAGTTCTGGATTATGTTAAGGAAATCAATGGCGTGGAAGTTAAGGGCCAGTATCCTTATGCAAAGATGTTTGAGTTTGCAATGAACTTTGAGAATGAGAAGCAGTGTAAGACCATTTATGAGAAGCTGTTTAAGGTTAAGAAGGATGTAACCCAGATTACCTTTGAAGGTGAGTTTGTTGAAGGTGGAGCAGTTGTAACCGCCACTTTGGATGACCTACCCGATGATATTCGTGACTTGGTTGAAATGGGCGTGTACACGGAAGAGGAAGCATGTGCTAAGTGTACTGCAAATGGTAATCGTGAACGTCGCATGGTTCTGAAGAAGCCTTATATTAAGCTTGTCGGTGATGATAAAGTTCCTGTCGTACAGAAGTTTGAAGAGCGTTTTACTGAAGATGACTTGGTTCTGGATTGCATGAAGGGCAAGAAGGATGGTGAATCTATGGATGATGCCGAAGAGAGTGAAGACGGCGATTTGGATTGGCTGAGTAAGCTGTAAGTAAATACATAAATATTAAGGTTATATAATGAGAGGGATTTCATATCCCTCTCGACTATAAGAATGATGAAAAGGAGTAAAATGATATGGCTTTTGGAAAACGAAATCAAGTAAGTGTAAATATTTTAGATTATAATATTATGCTTTTGGGTGAATCAGGAGCGGGCAAAACCAGTTTGATTCATGATGTTTGTTTGGAATACACTAATAATCCTGAAGCAGCCCTGTTCCTAGAAATTGGTCAGGAGCGTGGTGCAGATGCTATCTCTGGAATTAATTATATCAACTGTCCTGAATGGGATATGGAATATGATGAGCTAAGCAATAGTGCTGGTTTTGCAACTGTTTGTGAAGATATTATTGAAAATAAGACTAGTGAATATCCAGATTTGAAGGTTGTTGTATTTGATACGCTCGACCAGTTAATCACAGTTTCTGAAAATCGTGTTTTGGAGATGTGGAATAGAGAATGTCGTAATGCAGGACATCCAGAAAAGTGTACAAATTCTATTAACGCTTGTTATTCTGGTTTTGGCAGAGGCGAAAAGAAGGCAATCGAAATTATGCTTGACATGATTGCTCGACTGCGTAGTGTCGGCGTTGCCACTATTATTATTGGTCACTGCAAGCAAAAGCAGATTGAAGATACCTTTACTGGACAGACATATCAGATTCTTACCAGTGACCAGCAGCAAAATTACTTTAACGCTATCAAGAAGAACACACACTTTATTGGTCTGCTGTATGTAGACCGTCAGCTTGCCGCTGAAAAGACTGGCAAGAAAGTGTTTGGCACTAATAAGGATGAAACTATTAATCGTGTAGTTTCTGAAACTAGACGTATTCGCTTCCGTGATGATGGCGCTGTAGTAGATTGCAAGTCAAGATTTGCCAATATTGTTCCTGAGATTGAGTTTTCTTCAACTGAGTTTATTAAGGCATTGGAAGATGCAATTAAGGCAGAGATTAATAAGGGTGGCAAGTCTTTTGAAGAAGCCAAGGCAGATAGAAATATAAAGGCAAAGGCTGAAGCAAAGCGCATTGCAGAAGCAGAGAAGGCTGCTCGTGAAAAGAAAGAACTAGATAATATTAAGTCTGAAATTGTTGAGTTCTTTATGGCTAACAAGTCTGATATTAGTGTAATTAAGCCTGTACTCGCTATCTGTAAGGAGTATGGTTACAGCAATCCCAATGAAATTGATTCTATTGATGTTGCCAATAAGGTTTGGGCAGCTTGCAGTAAGTAATAAGAAATAAGGTTATACCCTGTTATACCCCTATGTGAATATTTCGCATGGGGGTATAACGATAAAAGGAGAGTAAGAATGTATGGCAGAACCTATTGATTTAACTGGAAAAGTATTTGGACTGCTTACAGTAACAAAAAGAGCAGAAAAGCAGGGAAGGTATATTGCGTGGTATTGCGATTGTGAATGCGGAACAACAGATTTTATCGCTCGTGGTTCTGACCTGAAACAGAAGCGTGTTAAGTCTTGTGGATGTAAAACGATAAAAGAGTTTGAGCTAGAGTTAGAAGAAGAAAAGAAAGCTAAAGAAAAAGCCAAGGAAGAAGCAAAGAAATTATCTAAACAAGAAAAAAATGATTGGGACGAATTATACCAGTATGTGCGAAGCAACGTAATGGGATATGACGAAAATCAATCTCTGTCCAGTACAATGGTTCTTAGGTTAAAGGGATTACTGACTAATAAATTTATAGAGAGTAAAAGTGTTAAATCTACGGCTAATTATTCTTACAAGGTGATTTTAAATAGCTTTAAATTTTCGCTGTCAGATATTCAAAGGGCATTGAGAACTAATAACTTTGTAGATGAAAATCACAAGTTTAATTATATATTGAAAATCGTAGAAAAGAATATTAACACTGTATATCTGCGTATGCGTAACGCACAGCAAGCAAAGGAAGAAGCTAAAAACACAATGGTAGAAATTCCGACTCATACAGGAGCAGAATTTAAGCCCAAAGAAAAGAAAAAAGATAAGTTCGCAGACTTATGGTAAGTGGGGTAAGCAATGGCAGAAAAGAACACTAAACTAACTCCATTTGAAAAACAGCAAGCAGAAGCAGCAAAGCAAATTCTTGAATACAAGCTAGGAGCAGAAGCGTCTATCGTTTCAATGATATATAAAAATCCAGACCTACTTAGAGAAACTAACTTAACGCTTAATGATTTTCATCATAATTGTTGGCGTGTTTACTTTGAGATTGCGAAGGATTTAATTATAAATGAGAAGAAAGTAACTCTTTCAGAAGTTGATATTGGTCTTTACCTAGAGAAGCATCCTAAGTTGGCTGATAAGTACTACAATGAATACGGCGGTTATCAAACTATCGAAAGTGCTGGTGCTTATATCAAAGAAGAAAACTTTGAGAGTTATGTCAGAGACCTTAGAAAGTGGAATACTGTAGCTAAATTAATCAAACATGGATTCCCTTGTGACAAAGCAAGATTAAGTGAAATCTGCGATATGTCGGCAGAAGAATTGTATGATGAATATACAGTTTATCTAAATGATATCTTTGCAAATATCGATAATAATGTTAAATCCTATAATGGTTTTGCTGATATGAAGAACTTAATTGATGAACTAGATGCAGGTAAAAATGTAGGCATTCCATTTGCAAATTGTGAGATTCTTAATAAAGAAACTGGCGGTATGCTAGGTGGTAATATTATTGGTTTTGGAGCAGCATCTGGTGTTGGCAAATCAACATTAAGTATTAACTATATTTTCCCTTCTATAATGAAGAATGATTTACGAGCGCTTTTCATTATCAATGAAGAGGATGAAACTAAATTTAAAAAAGAAGCACTTATTTGGTATGCTTCTAACGTTTTAAAACATCCAATTTCAAAACGAGTTCTTAGAGACGGTAAATATGACAAGGAAACAAAAGAAGTGTTGTATAAAGCTGCTGAATGGTTTGAGAGTCAAAAAGAAAAAAGACATATAACTATTATTCCACTTGAACAATACACCGCCAGAACTGTTGTAAAGCTTATTAAAAAGTACACTAAGATGCAAGTTGACGTTATCGTTCTTGATACGCTCAAAGAAAGCTTTGATTCTCGTGACAAAGAATCTTGGAAGTCTCTTATGACTGATTGCGTTGACTTTTATGATTGTATTAAACATACGGATACTTGTATGGTAATTACATATCAGCTAGTAAAGAATAAAAGCAAATATCTTACAAATGCAGACATTGGTATTTCCAAGGGAATTTTGGATATCTTTAGCGTGAATGTTTTCTTTAGAAGACCTTTACAAACAGAGTTTGAAGGTGGTAAAGATGAATTGTACTGTTACAATCCTATTAAGAACACTAGTAGCAAGATTGAATTTAAGTTAAATAAAGATAAACATTATATGATTGGATTTATCAGTAAAAATCGATTTGGTGTGAGTGACATACAGATTGTTAGCGAAGCAGATTTTTCTATTAACCAGTATAAAGATTTGGGATATTGTTCGGTGGTTCAGGACTTTTAAGATAAATAATAAATAAATATATAAGGGTAAAGGTTATGACAATTAGTGAGCTGAAAGAATATATTTTCGAAAATAATAAAATTGAATATATATTAGTTGAAATTGGCTGTGGAAATATTGTCTACCATCCCAATAAAGAGTATTATAGCTGCTCTAATTTTGATGGGGATAACCCAAGTGCAATTAATGTTAAAAATAATGGTTATTTAGGTGTAATTAATTGGACTCGTAGTGAATTCGACAGTAATTCAGATTTAATAACCTTGGTTCAATATAATAAGAAGATGTCTTTTGTTGAAACTATTAAATATCTACATAAGATTCTTGATTTGCCATTTGAGTTTAAAGCAAAAGAAGAGGTAAAGAAAAAGGTTGACGTTCTTGATATTTTTAAAAGGCAAAAAAGACGAAATAGAACAACTGTTAATGTAGACGATATTCATGTGCTTGATAATAAGCTGATAGACGATTATATTCCATTATTGCATATTAGTTGGGTAAAACAAGGCATCACAGAGAGAACAAGAAAAAAGTTTAGTCTTGCATATTCTTATAAACATAAAAGAGTTGTAATTCCTATGAAGTATTGGCTTACTGGGCAGTTGCTTGGTTTTAACCAGAGAACAACGGTTGAGAACTATAATGAATTTGGAATAAAAAAATATTTCATAACTCCCACATATCCTAAACAGTTGAATTTGTATGGACTATATGAAAACTATGATTCAATTCAAAAGGCTAAATATGTGGTTGTATACGAAGCTGAAAAATCTGTGTTAAAAAGAGATAGCTTAAATGATTCTACTGGTGTTGCATTGTCTGGACATATCATTTCAGATGAACAAGTTAATATACTGATGGGGCTTAATGTTGAAATTGTTATAGCATTAGATAAGGATATATCGGTAGAAGAAGTACGCCATTTATGTGAAAAATTTAAAAATGCCAGAAAAGTTAGTTATATATATGATAAGTGGGGCATATTGGACGACAAGGATTCTCCTGCTGATGCTCATAATAAAGATTATCAATTCTTGTTTGATAACAGAATTGTGTACGATAGAGAAGAACAACGTAAATACAAAGAAAGTTTAAATAAAAAGAGGTAATAAAAATGAGTGAAAAGAAGCTAAATAAGACTGAGAAGGTGTTGGAACATCTGAAGAATTATGGGTGCATTACTAGTTTGGAAGCAATTGAATTATATGGTGCTACTAGATTAAGTGCAATTATTTATAGTCTAAGAAAGTGTGGGCTTGATATTGATACTATTGATTTGCCTTTTACTGATAGATTTGGCACAAAATCTCATTATGGCAAATATGTTCTTAATGAGAATTGAGGTGTTGATATGACATTATATTTTGAAGATTCGAATGGCAAACGAAGAGCTATTGCATATCCAGAAACTGATGAAGAAGCATGGGAAGAGATTCGTAAATTTTGCGAAGAAAGAGATTATGATATTCCTTATGTGAGAAGCTGGACGACCCCAGACGGTGAGAAGGTTTATGATGTGGGAAGCTGGACAGAATTTATGATTCTCGTCCGTTAAAATGATGATTTTAAGAGGTGTTTGAAAAAGACTGTAAAAGACAGTAATACACATAATTATTACTGTTAAAAGTTATGATAATGCCAGAATTTAAGGGTAAATGAGGTATGATATATGATTAAGTTGTTTACACATACAGATTTAGATGGTGTAGGATGTGCTGTTTTAGCAAAATTTGCGTTTGGCAATGATGTTGATATTGAATATTGCAACTACGACGAAATCAATACAAAGGTAGAAGAATATTTTAATAGCGGTTTAGAATATGATTGTCATATTACTGATATTAGTATTAGTGAGGAACTTGCTTATAAGATTAATGACAGTGACAAAAATTTTCAGTTGCTAGACCATCATGCAACTGCTCTGAATCTTAATAAGTTTTATTGGTGTACTGTAAAAGTAGAAAATGAAGATGGCATTAAGACTTCTGGTACAGAATTGTACTACCATTATTTAATGAATAATGGTTTGCTAAACGAATATGATGTGCTAGATAGATTTGTTGAACTTGTTAGAAATTACGATACATGGAGATGGTCAACTCTTGGAGATGACGGCATTATTTGTAAACAGGTAAATGATTTGCTTTATCTTTATGGTAGAAGTAAGTTCATTGATTGGTGTTTAGGAGAGCTTCATTTTGATACATTCCCGAAGCTGTATGAATCTGATGAATTAGTGCTAGAAATCGAACAGAACAATATTGATAATTATATCAAAAAGAAGAACGAACAAATGCTTATTATGCCACTTTGCGGCAAGACTTGTGGTGTTGTGTTTGCAGAAAAGTATTTTAGTGAGCTTGGCAATAGGCTATGCCAGATGCGTCCAGAAATTGATTTTGTTGCAATGATTGATATGAGCGGTACTGTATCTTATAGAACTATCAAGGATGATATTGACCTTGGTAACGATGTAGCGAAGCTGTTTGGTGGTGGAGGTCATGCAAAAGCTGCTGGCTCAAGATTTGAAAATGGAGTGCAATTTGATGTGATTAATAAAATCTTTAAGATTTAAAATTACGATTTTAAGGAGTGGCTTTTAATGTTGAAAAAACTAAAAAAGTTATTTATTGAAATGTTAAATAATAAAATTTATACAATTCACGATGCAGATAGATGGTATGAAGAAGATGGTAAATAAGACCAATCATTTGTCATATGACAAGTATCAAATCATGATTTAGTAAATCCAAAATTGGTAAATTTTACTTGACAATTAACAAATAATGTTATATAATATAAAAGAAGAAAGAAGTGGTCGCCTATGGCGAGATTATCATATGAAGAAATAGAAAAGATAAAAAAGAAGCATAATGTTCAAAGGGTCTGGTCATGGAGCAGAATGAACACTTATATGACTTCTAAGTTTGAATATCTATTAAAATATATTTTGAAATCAAAAGAAGACAGATGCGATAGTTGTTACACTACACTTGGCACTATCTGTCATGACACACTAGAAAAATTCTATGAAGGCAAGATTGAATATGGGGACATGATTGAAGATTATAATGATGGTTTTACTACTGCCATTACAATCGCAGACTTAAAGTTTAATCGTTCTGATGAACAAAAGAATAAGAGTATTGGTGAAAAATATAACGATAATCTTGTTCATTTCTTTAAGAATCATACAGTATACAAGCATAAGCTGTTAGTAGAAAAGCCAATTGTAGTCAATGTTGATGGTAATGTATTTGTCGGTTATATTGACGGCCTATACAAAGATGATGACGACAATTATCATGTCTTAGACTTCAAGAGTAGTAGTATTTATACTGGCAATACACTTACTAAAAATTCTGGTCAGCTAGTTTTATATTCGATTGGACTAAATCAAATGGGAATTCCGCTAGATAAGATTAAACCGCAATTTAATTTCTTAAAGTATTGCACTATCAAGTTCGAACAGAAGAATGGTGCAATCAAATATAGAAATGTTGAGAGATGTAAGATTGGTGAAAGTTTACAGAGCAATGCAAAAACTTGGTTGAAGCATTTTAAGTATGAACCAGATGAATATTTAAAGATGCTGCTAGATACCAACAGCATTGATTGTCTGCCTGAAGAGGTTAAGGCGAAGTATGAAATCACTGACTGCCATGTTGATGTTGAGCTAAATGAAAAGGTCATAGAAAAGTGGACTGAACATATTAGAACGACTCTTCAAGACATTGAATGGCGTGAGCAGGATTATGAAGAAACCAAATCTTTGCAGTGTTTTTGGGATGATGAAGAGGATGTAAAGGCTCAAAGTTATTATTTTGCTAATCTATGTGCTTATAGTGCTTCAAAGCATCTTCCTTATAAAGCATATTTAGAGAAATTTGAAGCCGCTCAAAATAATACTGATATGTTCGGCGGTCTTTTAGGAAGTACAACTAGTAAAGTTATAGATAATAAGAATGATGAAATTGATTTAAGCTGGTTGGACGCAATTACATAAGAGGTAATTAATATGATGTACATAGAAGGACACTGGGAAACCATAAATACTCTGCAAGATATTTCAAAGATTGTTAGAGAGCATTACAATTACGAACTTGCAGATGAGATGGATGAACTAATTGAATCAACTAGTACTTCGCATTATGATAGCTACAGATTAGAAGAACTAGAAGATATAATTGAACAAATTAGAAGTATTGTATATTAAGGAGGTGGTTAATATGATGGTAGTAAATAAGAATAGCGGCGAACTTTATGAAGTATATGATATTGCTTATGACAAGAAAGGATATCCTCACTTTCTGATTTATAAGGACGGTCATTGGCTTCGACTCAGCGCAAAGCACTTTAAGCCTTATGAAGAGCTAAGAGGGTAAAATATCGAATTAAAATTACATTTTTATGCGGAAAACAGCAGTTTTAACACATAATATATAGTAAAAATGTAATTATTTATCGAAATTTAAATGGTTATATATTTATTATTTACAAATTATTAACATAAAACTGTAAAAATATAGATTATTTTAAACAAATACGATACAAAAACAGAACAATCTATTAAAATATAGCAATTAAAAATGTAACTTTAAGAACTTAAAATAAAAAAACAAAAAGGAGAGATTTAAATGGCTGAATATTTAATTCAAGATACGACACTTATTGCCATTGGTGATGCTGTTAGAACTAAGACAGAAAAAACTGACCTTATTCCAGTGTCTAAACTAGCAGATGAAATTCTATCTATTAGTACTGGCGGCGGTTATGTTTTAGTTGTTAACACTTCTGCTGGTGCATCGGTAACAGCGAGTAAAGACAATAAAACATATAGCGGCACTGCTGACTCAGATGGTGTGGCTATTTTACAAAATTTAACTGAAGGAACATGGACTGTTAATGTTACAGATGGTTCTATATCAAAAACTACAACGGTTGAAATTGTAGAACATACAACTATTAATGTTAGTTTAAATACTGTCCCTGCATTTACCTATGATGGAGATTACGAAATCGTTGATGACAACGATAATCCTATCACCTTTAGTAGCGACAACTGGAAAATCCGCTTTCTGACCTCTGGTACACTGACGTTTACCAAACTCAACGGCGCAGCCGACGGCATCGATGTATTTTGCGTCGGTGGAGGAGGCAACGCCGTTAATACTGGTCGTTCAGGTGCTGGTGGCGGCTATACGGCAACAAAAAGGAACGTATCCGTAGAAGCAAATACAATTTTATATGAAATTGTCGTCGGTGGAGCTGCCGGAGCGTCTTCAGCCTTTAACGTATCGGTAAGTGGAGGAAAAAGCCAGACAAATATAAATTCGTATAGAGTTCGAGCAGGTAATGGTGGCTCAGGCGGCGGCTACGGAGCAGCAAACGGAGGCAGAGACGGGAGCAACGGCTTCACAGATGGTTCTTTGGGAGAGTATCAGACAGAACCACATTTAGGCGGAACTGGTCAGGGTACAACTACCCGTGAATTTGGTGAAGAGGGTGCTAGACTTTACGCTGGTGGTGGCGCTGGCTATGGCTACGATAATGCTGGTTCATGGTCTGCCACATCCGGTGGCGAAGGCGGCGGCGGCAATTCAAACTGCAACGGAAAGACTAACACAGGCGGCGGCGCTGGCGCTGGCCCTTCACATAATATGTCTGGCGGCTCCGGTATCGTCATCATCCGAAACGCAAGATAAGGAGGAGAACCAATGGCAAAGAATATGGCAAGAATTGAAAATGGTGTCGTTGTAAACATCGAATGGGTTTCCGATAAAATTCAAGAAACAGATTTTTTCAAAAATATAGGCGATAGACCTGTTGAAATTAATGATACTTTTGACGGTGAATTCTTCTATCGAAATGGAGAAAAAGTTCTTACAGCATTAGAAACACTACAAACAAATAACACTGAATATGTAACAGCACTTCAAATGTTAGGGGTGGAAGTATAACAATTAAAGACATAATGTTATAGAAATTTTACTAAACATCCACAATCAAATATCGGTTGTGGATGTTTAGTAAAATATAAAAATAAAAGAGGTTGCATATGCGTAATAATCAAGTAGAAATTAAGATTAGTAGATTTGGTGATGCAGTTCCAAGTGGCTGGGGAAAAGACACTGGAAAGGATGCGCAGATTATATCTGTCTATGCCGATTCAAACAATCTATATGAAGCGTTGTCAGTTGCGTTTGGTGAATTAATTAAAGAGTTACGAGTATATGAATATATCCCTTCTTCTGGGAAAGTTAGTGTTGTGAATAACAACGATTGTAAATGGCTGCGTTAAAAGCTGAATTTTAAGAGGATAGAATATATGAATTATTGTACAGAGCATAGTATTCTGTGTGAATTAGCCAATGCATTTGGATATTGTCAGGTGACTGCCTGTAGTAAATATTTTCAAAATCAAACATTATATTCAGAAGAAATTGATGCAATAATTTTCCCACAAACTATAGGCGATATTACTTTTTATAGTAGTAAAGAATTAGTGAAATGGGTAGAAGACCAACAAAAAATTAATAAAGACTCTAATTATGGGATTGGAAATTGGTGTTAAAAGTCTAATTTTAAAACGAGGTTTAAGTAAAATGAGATACATACATATAAATAATAGTTATAAAATTTGGAAAGTATCTGATATGAAGTGCATTATAAGAGATAAATGCCGCAAAGAGTTCAGAATGGTTGAACCATATATGGCATTAAATAGAAGTTATTATTCTTTATATATTGAATGGTGGCTGCATAATATTGGCTATTATATTACTAAGCCATTTTGTTCTATTAAGTTTATTCATAGAATCAACTTAAGATGTAAAGATGTTGATTTAGAAGAGTGGGATTAAAATAGGTGAGAGAATATGAAATGGTATAATAGATGTTTTGTAATTATATTATGTCTGGTCTGTTTTCTGTTTGGCGCTTGTTCTGCCACAACAGTAAATGCAGAGCAAAATTATCCATTAAAGATTTGGAAACAAAACGAAAATGGTTCACTGGCTACATTCAACTTGATTGACGATAACACAGGAGTACAGTATGTTGTTGTGACTGCGCAAAATTACAGCAATACAATGACAGTAGCCATTACACCCCGTCTAAACGCAGATGGAACTTTATATACAGGGGATTAAAAGAAAGGTTTTAAGATATGAAAGTAAATATAGAAAGAGAAGTTAATCTTGATTGGTTATTGAGTCAATTAGATAATAAATCGCAAGTACATCCTGATGGTATGGGCGGTTATGAAGTAAGAGTTGATAAGCAATTGCTAAGAGATGCGCATGATGTTATCAAGCAGTTTATAAAAATGAAACCAGATTTTATACTAGAAGAAAATGGTTATCGTTTTGTTTACAAAACATAAGAAAGGTTTTAAGCGTATGAAGATTACTTATGATAAAGAGGGATATCAGATTTTATTTGAATATCCAGAAACCGAAGTTTACATTAATGCTAATAATATTGTTGAAGCCAGAAAACATTTTATTGATATGATGGCATTTGCATTTGATAGCGCTGTTAATGAAAAGTTTCGGAAAACATTTGACGAACAAATGGAAGATGTTAAAAAGGTGGCTGAAAAAACTCCATATGCCAATGTTCAATGCGTGTCCGATATTGACCATGAATGGGAATGCACTGGTACATCTACCATAGGAACTACTTATTGCTGTAAGAAGTGCTATGCCACCAAGACAATTTAAGTTGAGGTACAATATGTGGATAAATAAAAATGAATTTAAAAGTTTAGAAAAGTTAACCAGAGAAAGTAATAGGCTTAACTCTCTAAGTCTTGAAGCACAAAAAGAATCTAATAATCTTAAACGAGAAGATTTAGAAACAAAAGACCGTATTGATATTTCTTTAAAAGCATATAAAGAAATGCAATCTCGCATATCAGAATTGGAATATTACAGCAGGAAGGTTTATGGGTTATTAGAGCAATTAGGTTTTGAGTTTGAAGAACACCACGGAGTTTCTTTGGATGAAGTAATTGAATCTATTGATTCAAAATCAGTTGAAATTTTTAGAGGTGATAATCCTACTGACTTTTCTACAAGCATTCTAATTCGTTTAAAGTGCGACGGTTTGCATAGATACAGAATTTAAGAGGTGGATGTTATGTATGAATGTCCGATAAAACCAGTTGTTACTGAGATGTATACGCAAATTACAAGGAAATTCGAAGAGGGCATATATAGAGTCGTTCAAGAATATGGATTTGATATTAACAAAGAAGAACTTGTTAAGGCATTGCAGTATGATAGAGACCAGTATGACAAGGGATATAAAGATGCGGTCAAGGAAATCTTTGATGATATCGAGAAGCTTAAATTCACAGAATATGATTGGCACGATAGAGTTGAGTGGGACGGCATTGCCGAGTTGAAAAAGAAGTATATGATTTAAGAGGTAAAAAATATATGAATACAAGAATTTATAGTGTGTTTCCTGCTTGTGGTAAGACATGGTTGTATGAAAATCAAGAAGATTATTGTTTAAAGATTCTTGATTCTGATAGCAGCCAGTTTAGTTGGATTGAAACAGATGAAAATGATTGGCTTACTGACAAACCAATTAAGGTTCGTAATCCCGACTTTCCAAATAACTACATTGCTCACATTAAAGAGAATATCGGTAAATATGATTATATCTTTGTTAGCAGCCACAGAGAAGTAAGACAAGCTTTGGACAACGCAAACACTGATTATACGATTGTATATCCTGATGAGAATTGCCTTACTGAGTGGGTTGGTCGTTGTTATTTGAGAGAACTTAATGGCAATAATGGATTCCCTATTAAAGTGCTCATTGATAATTGGTGCGATTGGATTGACGGTTGTAAAGTGTGCGGAATGAGTCATAAAGAAATTGTACTTAAACATGGCGAGTATTTAAGCAGCGTATTCACATTTTAAAAGCGTTGTTTTAATGGAGTGAATGACATGAGATTATTTTATTGTCCTGAATGTAATAAAGAGCAAATGAGAAATGATGACCCATATAAAAACGAAAAGACAATCGTAAATATGCGAGATGGATATGGCAGACCGATTACTCACTATAAATGTGAATGTGGCAATTATCTTGCTGGGTCAATAGATGTATCTGGTTGGGAAGACCATATGATTCAATATTGTAAAGATACCATCAAAGGATATAACAAAGGCGGTTGTTATTACGACTACAATTTTTCATTAAATGGAGACAGTGGCGACTTATTTGAAAGAGCAAAGCAAGTTTATAAACAGAGAAAAGAAGACGCTCGAATGATGAGAAGTCGTTGTTTATGAGGTAAGAATATGGATGTAAATGCTTATGCAAAGTTTCTTGAATTGCCAGAAGAGAAACGATTTGAATATTTAACTGGAACTAAGCTGCATTGGTATCAAAAGTTATATGTTAAATTTCTTAATAAATGGTGGACTTATATGCGAAAAGTAAATCCATATCTCAGAGCAATTGTTTTGTGGGAAAGCATATACAAAGGAAGATTTTAAAAGTGCAATTTTATGAGGTAGAAATATGAATTTTCATGAATGGATGACAGTTTCAGAAAAGGTTATAGGCGAAGCAGGATGCAATGTATTTAATCGGTTTGTCCTTGGCGAAATTTCTTTTGAAGAATGTCTAAAGCAGATGTATGAAGTAATACCGCAAGAGAATATGGAAGCTCTTGCTGCGTTTATGAAAATTGTAGAGGAAAAAGAATGAGAAAAGCAGTTTTAATTATGGATATGCCTGAGACCTGTGGTAAGTGCCAGATATGTCAAGGCGTGGCAATGGATGGAGATTATGTATGTTCCATTCTTGATGAAGATGGTAATGAGCGTGGTTATGATGATGGTAAATATGGTAAGCCTGATTGGTGTCCTTTAACTGTAAAACATGAACACGAACATGGTCATTGGTTCTTGCTTGATGAGTGTGCTAATGAGGGAGTTTATTGCTCAGTTTGTCACAAAAAGGTATACAAAGAGTGTTACGCAAATGTAAAACCAAAGTCTAAGTTCTGTCCTCATTGTGGGGCAATTATGGATGGCGATTTTGTCAGATTATAAAGAGGTAATAGAATGACTGAATTGTATTTTGGAATCAAATTAATTGGCGGTGCAATTATCATTGGATTGTTTGTGTTAATTTTCTTATCAGTCTTTATCAAGTGTTTAATTACTTCGGCAAAAGAAAGCAGAATTGAAAAATATTTAATATCAATTGGGTATGAAAGAGAATTGATTAGCACGGCATCCGTTGGAAATAACCATACATATGGATACAAAAGAGTGAGAGATGACGGTTGGAGCGACATCATTCGTGATTATGAATTAAGAGGTATGTCGTTCAAACAAGTGAAGCAAAAGTATACATAAAACGAAGATTTTAAGAGGTGAATTTATATGGCTTATTTATGTTTGGAATGTTATGAAACTTATCAAATGCATTTGCCTTATTGTCCGAAAACATCTTGTCATGGGGAAATTATTGAAGTTGACGATTTGATGTTGCCAGTTATTATGTTGTTGAATCAAAGGGGATATTACACAGAATTTTGTTGTTCTGGTCATGTATATGAAGGAAGTTGTTATCCTTATGTGGCATTTAGTTCTTTCTTTAATCAATTGTTAAATGAAAAAGAATTTAATGAACTTTTTAAGGAGTTGCCAGAACCTTGGCATATCGAAAATGGTACGCAAAATATGAGAATTTTGAGATGCAAAATCGAAAATGGAACTATGTTTGAAGTCCAAAAGGCAATTTGCGAAGCTAATTTAAGACTTTTAGAATTTGTTAATATGCTTCCGTCTTTACTCTGTGATGAAGAAGATAATGACGAGGAAATGCAAGTGGGGATTATATATGAATGATAGAGAAATAAATATCTTAGGGACTAAATGGACAATCAAAGAACAGTCTAAAATAGAAAATGAACTGTTAGACTGTCGTGATGGGTACACTGATTGGACTACAAAAGAAATAGTTATTGCAAGAGAACAAGATGGCAATCTTAGCGATATGGAAGCATACATCAGAGAAGTGCTTCGACATGAAATCGTTCACGCATTTTTATTTGAGAGTGGCTTGGCTGAATGTTCTAGTCAATCTTATGTTTGGGCGCAGAATGAAGAAATGGTTGACTGGATTGCAAGACAAGGACAAAAGATTTATAAGGCGTGGCTAGAAGCTGGGGCATTAGACTAAATTAAACTACTATATATTGTGGGTTGGTTTATGATGAACCACAATATATAGTCAAAATTAACACATAAAATAGCGATTTTAAGACAAAGGTGGTGGCGATTTGAAAAAGTTTTTTCAAAAATTATATGAATTAATTACAAAGGAAGTAGAACTCCTCGATGCTAATTTAGAACTTGTGTATAATCAAAAACTCAAATTTTCTGAAAGAGAAAAATGGGATTTGGAGACTGGCGAAAAATTTAATAATTTAATTTCTAATTATGCAATTTCAGAAGATGAGTTATTAGAAATGAGCGAAGTTTTGTGCGAATTTGCAACGCAAACAAGAGTTACCAATATTAAAGAATATCTTTTTGTAGACAGAGATATGTCAAACCCAAGACTACCATTTATGCTTAAAGGAATGTATTATGCAGATGCCAATAATATTATTTCTGAATTAAAAGACGAAATGTATATTGATGAACAAGGTAATAATGTTTTAAATGGCGGAACTGAAGAATATGAACAAAAATGGAAGTATGAGATTGGTGTTAATTACGGATTAACCAAAGCAATTAGAATTTTTAAGAAGCATTTAATGGCTTAAAATATCGTTTTTAAGGTGAAAAAATGAAAAGATATAAGAAAAATGAAAAGGATTATGAACAATTTCGATATAAAGAAATTGAAGTATTTCAATATAATGGAAGCCTTGATAGTGAAGATGTACCAAAGTGGGTTAAAGAGGCATTTGAATGTGGCGAACTATACTATGAAGAAAATCGTCTGATTCTAAAACGAGTTTTACTTGAAGTAAAAGATTGTGATTATATTGCTTATAAGATTCCTGATGGTGGTATTCATAATCTTGGCTTATGTGATGAAAAGTTTCTTAATGAGAACTATGACGAAATTGATTAAGTCATAAAATATTAGTTTTAAGAGGTAAAGTTATATGAAGTTAAAGAGTATTACATTTCACTTAGAGAACTGCGATATGATTACGATTGATGGTAAGTATATTGGAGACTTTATTGTAGACGATATTAGAACATCTATTTCAAGAGTTGCTTGTAACGCAATCATTAAAATGGAAACAGCCTATGTATTTGCGATTGAAATTCATAAAGATGCGAACAAGAAAAGATACGCTCATGGTCAAAAAGATTGGGAAGAGATGACTTTCGATAGACTTTTACAATGGAATGATATTACTAGTATTGAATTTACTTTGGATGACGGCGATGGTAATTGTACCGATTATGATTATTATGTAAATTGGACTGGCGATAGCGATATGGAAAACGAAGCACAGCATAGCTTTGAAACCGATAATCTTTATATTGTAATCGCAGATGGCAAGAATATCGAAGACTATTTTGATATGGAAGCCATTAACGATTCTGATTATATGGATTACCATTTTAGTATGTATGATGTTGGTGACGAAAATGAGGTAGACGAATGATTATTATTGAAACTTGTCCGAAGTGCGGACACGATTTGCATGATGAAGTTATTTGTACTTATCCGCCTATTCCAAGAAAGATTTGCTATAGCTGTGGTTGGAGTTGGGAAGGAGAACCAGAACGAATAATGAGAGTTCCTTTTGGTGGCAATGGATTAAATGATTTTAATAACAATGATGATATCAGTTTAAATAACTATTTAAACTGCGAACCAATCTCAATTTTTAACCAGTCTGCTTGCATCAACTGTTCTAATAATCCAAAGAACGGCGGAAACGGCATTTGCAATTGTACGCTAGGTCAAATACATATTACTTGTTAAATTTTAAAATGGGGATTTTAAAATGGCACATTTAGTTAATTATGGCATGTTATCAACCACAACAAATGGTCTTGCTGGTAATTTGGTTAAGGCTCAATGTGATTTTTGTGGTAAAAAATTTGGTAGCATAGAAGAAGCAAAACAGTGTGAAATGGAACATGTGAGAGAAATGATTGCCGATGGAGTGAGTGAGTACATACAGAAGAATTTTGTAGACATTCACGATTTAAAACTTGGGGATAAAGTACCTTTTATGCCTACTATATATAGTGGTAGAAAGTAAAATAAACCACAATATGTTGTGGTAAAAATCACATAAAATTAACATTTTAAAGGTAACAATATGAAGATTAAACAAAAGATAAATAGTTTTCTATATTTTATTACTCCACATATTCATAACTTGCCACAAGTGATTTATATTAAGTGGTTAGGTGAGGAGTATTTCATACAAAAATTTTAAATGGATAAAAATAATTTTGGATAATATCTTGACAAATCGTGGAATTGTGATATAATATTCTTGCGATTAGTCAGTTAAAATATTATATAACTGATAAGGTTATATAAGGAAGGTGAATGGATGAGATATAACAATTTTCATAAGCATACTCATTATAGCAACATCAAGACTCTTGACTGTATATCTAAGCCAGAAGATTATATCAAAAGAGCTGTCGAACTAGGACATACCACATATTTCACAACAGAACATGGCTTCCAAGGTAATATCTATGAAGCAAATACTTTATGTGAGCAATATGGCTTAAAGTGTATTTTTGGTGTAGAAGCATATTATGTAAATGATATGTATGATAAAACATCGAGAAGTAATTATCATCTTATGCTTGTCGCTATGAACGACAATGGTAGAAAAGAAATCAATAAGATTATGTCTTTGGCGAATACAGACGGCTTCTATTACAAACCTAGAATTGATTTAAAGTGTCTGTTATCTCTTACACCTTCCGATGTGGTTATAACCACAGCTTGTGTTGCATCGCCAATGTTTAAGGGAGACGATTGGGAAGAAGCGTTTTTAAGACCAGTCTATGACCATTTCGGTAAAAGCTTCTATTTGGAAGTACAGAACCATAATGAAATGGTGCAAATTAACCATAATAAAATGTTGCTAAAGGTGAAAGAAAAGTATGGCATTCAGCTTATCCACGCAAATGATAGTCATTACATTAAGCCTGAAGATGCTAAGTATCGTGATTTATTCTTAAATGCAAAGGGAATGCATTACGAAGATGAAAGCAATTTTATTCTGGATTATCCAGATTCAGATACTATTATTGACAGATATCATAAACAAGGCGTGTTAAGTGACGAACAGATTCAAGAGGCATTAAATAATACGCTTGTTTTTGATAATGCAGAAGCTATTAAGTTGGATAAGGAATTTAAGATACCTAAAATTACGAGCGGTAATAGCGACACAGTGCTTAGAAAGATTGTTGCGGATGCTTGGAAAGAAGAAAAGAAAAGCATTCCAAAAGAAAGAATTAAAGAATATGAGCAAGCCATTTACTATGAAATGGACATTATAAAGAATTGTGGGATGGCTGATTACTTTATTCTCGACCATAAGATTATTAAAAAGGCAATAAATGAATACAATGCTGTTCTTACTAGAAGCGGCAGAGGTAGTGCAGTTTCATTTTATGTAAATCGGCTTTTAGGATTGACAGAGATTGATAGATTGAAGTCTCCTATCACACTTTATCCAACTAGATTTATGAGTGCAGAACGTATTTTGAGTAGTAGGAGTTTGCCAGATATAGATTTAAATTTTGCCGATGTAGAACCTGTAATTAAGGCTTCTAAAGACATTCTTGGTGAAGATGGTATTTACTACATGGTGGCATATAAACCACTACAAGAATCATCCGCTTTCAGACTTTGGTGTAAAGCAAATGGGTATCATATCGACGAATACAATGAGATTGCGAAAGATTTAGAGAATCACTTAGAAGACAAGAGATGGAAGCAAGTTATCGAAGATAGCAAAATTTTCAGAGGCGTAATTGAAAGTATCGCTCCATCTCCTTGCTCATTTTTGTTATTAGATAAGCCTATTTCCGAAGAAGTTGGACTGTTAAGAGTAGGCAACGCAACTAATTATACTATGTGTTGTGCTATTGATGGTTATAATTGTGATGTATATAAATATTTAAAAAACGACTATTTGACCGTTAAAGTGTATGAAATTATCGATAAAGTATATAAATTGATTGGCAGACCTATTGATGATATAAGCACATTGCTTTCCAATTGCGATGATAAGGTATGGGATATATATGCAAATGCCTTAACAACGACAATAAATCAATCTGATTCTGATTTTGGTAAGCAAACATTAAAGAGATATAAACCTACATCTTTGGCAGAAATGTCAGCTTGGGTGGCAGCTATTAGACCCGGTTTTGCCTCTTTGCTAAATAATTTCTTAGATAGACTACCTTATACAACTGGCGTTAAAGAATTAGATGATATACTTGAAGATTCGTTTCATTATCTTACATATCAAGAATCCATTATGAAGTATCTTGTCTGGTTAGGCATTGAAGAAAAAGGTACATACGACATCATTAAAAAGATTGCAAAAAAGAAATTTAAAGAAAAAGAGTTAGAAGAATTGAAAACTCAACTGTTACAGGGTTGGGTGAAAAATGTCGGCACTGAAGACGGATTTGCTGAAACTTGGCAGGTTGTTGAAGATGCAGCTCATTACTCTTTTAATGCTTCTCATTCTTTGTCTGTTGCAATTGACAGTATTTATGGCGCTTATTTGAAGTCACATTATCCACTTGAATACTTTACAGTTGTATTGACATTGTATGCAGATGATATTGATAGAACATCAAAGTTAATCGAAGAATTGCAGTATTTTAACATTACAATTCGACCAATTAAATACGGTAAATCAAGCAGTACATATAGTATGGACAAAGAAAACAATGCAATATACAAAGGTTTGTCTAGTGTAAAATATTGTAACTCTCAGATTGCTGAAGAACTATTAGAGTTATCTAAAAATAAATACGATTCGTTCACAAGTCTTTTAAAGGATATAAAAGAAAAAACATCTGTGAATAGCAGACAACTTGATATCCTTATCAAGCTTAACTTTTTTAGTGATTTTGGACGCAATAGATATTTGCTAAGAGTAAACGAAATATATGATAAGTTTGCAACTGCAAAAATTATTGCAAAGAAAAAAATGGACGAACTAGGTGTGAGTGAATACTTAATGCAAAAGTATGCTGGAAAGGAAACTGCTTCTCAGTGGAGAGAGCTTGATAATGACGGTTTGATTAAAGAATTGTGCTGTAATGTTACAAATGAATCCATTGGAGTTGTCGAACAAATTTCGTCAGAAATCGAGTTCCTTGGTTATGTTGATTATATTAATAAAGATATATCTGATAGTTATTATGTTGTTATCGACTTTGATGATAGTAAATCTGCTACCAGACCAAGATGTGTTATTTATAGAATTTGTGACGGTGAAAAAATAGAGACAAGAGTGAATAGGTCAGAAGTTTTCAAACGAAATCCATTCGGTCTTTTCTCTGTGATTAACATGCCAACTACAGTGTACGAATATAAAAAGGTAAAAGATGGAGATAAGTGGGTAGACAGCGACGAAATGAGAGTTGTTCTTAGTGAGTATGAGGTTATAAAATGAGTGAACAAAAGTTATTTAAATTTAAGGGAAGGGTCGTAAGAAGCATATATAAATCTGATAATTTCAGTGTATATGCTATGTCTGTTGACAAAAATGAATTCCCAGAGATTAAGCAGAACAAGTATAAAAATACAAGTATCTGTGGCGAGTTATATGATTTAATTACCGATGTTGAATACGAAATTGAAGCAATTGAAACCGATACTAAGTATGGCACAAGCTACAAAGTAACTCGAATCAAGCGTGACGAACCTACCAGCAGAGAAGAAACATATCTGTTTTTGAAAGAAATTTTGACCGAAAACCAAGCAACTACTCTTATTAAAAACTACCCCAATATTATTTCAATTGTTAAAGATGGCAAGATTGACACAGTAGATGTAAGTAAGTTAAAGGGAATCGGTCTGAAAAGTCTTGAAAAAATTAAAAACAAGATAATCGAAAACTTTTATTTAGTAGATTTGGTTGCCGAGTTTGGTAATGTCCTATCTTTATCAATGTTAAGAAAGATTTATGACAGATATAATTCAGTTGAATTACTAAAGAAAAAGTTAAAGACTGAACCTTATACAACTCTTACTAGAGTGAGCGGTATTGGATTTAAAAAAGCAGATTCGATTATTTTAGAATTGCAAAAAGAGAACATTATTGACTTCGAAGAAGATGTTTCTACTTCTCCTGATAGGTGTTTGGCTTGTTTAATTTATTTGCTCGAAGAGAATGAGGGTAATGGAAATACTCGTGCTAATTTAGCAGATATGAGAACGGAATGCATCAAACTTGTTCCTGCTGCTGTTGACCATTTCGTTAGTGTTATCAGAGATGATAACATTTATTACAACAAAGACACTATGGATATTGCGTTGAAGAAAACATATGAAGCAGAAAAGTATATTTCAGAAAGTATAACATATGGTTTGTCTGTAAATAACAAATGGGATTTTGATTGGAAGCAGTATCAAAATAGTGGCAGGTTTAATTTGTCTGACGAACAGATTGAACTTCTCCATAGCGTATGCGAGAATAATGTTGTGATTTTGTCTGGCGGAGCAGGTATGGGTAAGAGCGCATCTACCGAAGCTCTAATTAGTATGTTGCAAAATAATCATAAAAGTTTTGTAATGGCAACGCCCACTGGCAAAAGTGCAAAAGTCTTAAAAGATTTCTCAAATACTGATGCTAAAACCATTCATAGAGCGCTTTGCTATAATCCGAAAATTGGTTGGGGATATAACGAAGAGAACAAAATTGATTGTGATGTGTTTTTGATTGACGAAACATCGATGGTGTCTGTTGAATTGATGACTCATGTTATTGACGCTATTGACTTTGATAAAACAAAGCTAGTTATGATTGGAGACCCAAACCAATTGCCGAGCGTCCAATGCGGAAATATTTTGCATGACCTTTTATTAAGCAAAATTGTGCCAGTAGTAAGACTTACGAAAGTATTCAGATATGGTTCAGGCGGTATCTTGACAGCGGCAACAGATATTATCAATGGTAATAAGTATATTCCTGATAACAATAGTAAAGTAATTTCAATTGGCAATGATGGTGGTTATACTTTTATCAAATCCGACGACAATACAATTATCAAAGAAGCCGTAGCTTTATATAAGAAGTTAATTACGACTGGCATGGATGGATGTGTATATAAACCAGAAGAAATTGCGATTCTTACTGCTTACAATAAGGGAGATTATGGTGCTACCGTATTAAATACTTATCTACAGAGAATCGCCAATAAGAATTATGGTTCAGAACATTGTTTTAAATATGGTGAAACAACTTATTATGTCAATGATATTGTAATGCAGAGAGCCAATAATTATGAAATGCAAGTATATGAAGAAGATGAAGAAGCGTTTGTAGCAAATGGTGAATGTTCTGTGATAACGCAAATTAATAAGGATTCTATGGTTAGCGATTTTGGAGATTTGAAGATTGTATATCATAGAGATGATATGTCTGATTTAGGATTATCATACAGTTACACAATACACAAGGCTCAAGGCTCTACCATCAAAGTCGTGATTGTTATTTCTCCGAGGTCTCATATTTATATGTCTTCATCGAATCTACTGTATGTTGCTGTAACAAGAAGTAGTGATAAGTGCTTCCATTTTGGTTTGCCGTCTACAATAAACATGGCAATGAAGAAGAAAGAGAACTTCAATAGAAAGACCTTTATGCAAGAGATGCTAAAAAATTCAAAAAATACTATTGACATTTAATTACAAATGTTGTATAATATTAATGCTAAAGTTATGGGCTTAAAATAGATATAATAAAACAAACATTTTAAGTCCTAACTATTAAAGTTATAAGAGGTGAAACGCATGAGCGAAAATGAAGCAAGTAAGCCTAAGAAAAACAAGAAGAAAAAGAAGTGCAAGATTAAGTGCCGTCAATGTGAGTTCTACGACATGGCTTTGGACTATTGCTCACAAAAGGAAATTGAAGATTGTACAATGCAGTCACATATCAATTTCTCATCTTGCGAAGACTTTTTGATTAGAGAAGAACTGGCATTTTTCTGAGGTGAGTAAATGATTAACGAGATTGAGTTAAATATGATGAAGGGGATGGTTTCAATCCTCAACGATGCTGCCAATGCGTATTATAACACTGGCAATCCAATTATGACCGATGCTCAGTTTGATGCTAGATTGGCAGATTTGAAACAGTTTGAAGAAGAAACAGGTTTCGTGTTAAGTAATTCTCCTACTCAGAATGTAGGCTATAAAGTGCTTACAGAGCTTAAAGAAGTAGAGCATAACCATAAGATGCTATCTCTTGATAAGTGTCACAGCGTACAAGAACTCATTAAATTCGCTAACAATAAAGAGTTAATTGCAAGTATTAAATTGGATGGAATGACTGTATCTTTGCTGTATGAAAATGGCGTTCTTGTAAGAGCTGAATCAAGAGGAAACGGTTATGTAGGTAATGACATTACAGAACATGTTAAGAGCTTTAAGAATGTGCCAATGAAGATTACGAAGTCTGATACATACATTATCGACGGAGAAGCTGTAATTCTTGACGATGACTTTATTGAAGTTAATAAAAATGGTGAGTTCAAAAATTCTCGCAACCTTGTTGCAGGTACATTGTCTGTCCTAGATACATCTTTAGTCGCTCAAAGAAAAGTGTCTTTCTTTGGGTGGGATATCATTGAAGGCGGCAGCAGTAATAATCTCAATGGCAACTTAAATGAAGCAAAGACTCTTGGATTTAGCATTGTGCCATACTGGTTCAATAACACAACTACTGGATTAAACCCCGACAATCTGCAAGGCAATATTGATTACGTGTTTGAGTACGCTAAAGATAACGGTTATCCTAATGACGGTATCGTGTTTAAGTTTAATGACATTGAGTATGGTAAGTCTCTAGGAGCTACTTCACACCATTTCCGAAATGGAATTGCTTATAAGGCAAAAGATGATGTTTATGAAACAGAATTGATTGACGTAGAATTTACTATGGGTAAGACTGGCGTTTTAACTCCCACAGCCGTGTTCAAGCCAGTAGAGATTGATGGAACTATTGTTGAAAGAGCATCTGTACATAATATTTCTATCTTATCTAATTTGGATTTGCATGTTGGTGATACTATCGAAGTATACAAAGCAAATATGATAATTCCGCAGGTTAAGAGAAATGTTTCTGCCGATGAAAGAGCGGCAATTGGTGCGGAAATCGAAGATATGTTGCTCCCTGTTAGTTGTCCTGTTTGTGGTGGCAAGACCGAACTCGTAACCGAAAATAGTTCTACTATTCTTTTGTGTACAAATGATAATTGTAAAGGCAAATTGCTTGGCAAGTTGACACATTTTGTTTCTAAGAATGCGATGAATATCGATGGAATGAGCGAAGCGACTTTAGAAAAGTTTATCGAACTTGGTTGGGTAAATTCTTTTGAGG